GCGGGGCTTCATACAGAAGCTCTTCTCCGACCAGTGTAACTACCGCTGGGGCTGATGGTAGACAATACGGGCTTACCGTAATGCCTGATGATGATCCTGGAAGTTACAACCAAGGCGGTCAAGTTTCTAACGGTATTATGGATTTAACTAATTTCCAAACTAATGTCCAACCTTTTCAAAATGCTTTTAGGCCGAATGTACCAAGGAATTAATTATGGCTATGCCCCTTAACGAAATGCCCAGCCGTTTAGATCAAATGAGAGATGAAGCTAGTAACCCAATGATGGGTGGGCCAATGCCTCCAGCACCGATGCCTCCTGCTGCAGAACCTCCTGCTGCTGATCGTATGGGCGAACTTTTAGCTGCGTTAGGAGGGGAAGGTGAGAGGATGTCCCCCGAACCCGCAATGGAAGAAAGCCCTATGGTTATCGGTAGTGCGTTAGCTCAAGCTGCTGTAGAAAACACAGGTTCTGTCGCAGAAGCTAGAGCATCCCTTGAAGCTGCTTTAGCTGAACTAGACGCGATGTCAGCTTAACCAGTTTTTCCATTTTTCATCGCCTAAAACTTCTTGGGCGAGGTCAAGTTTATTACGCAAGGCTGTTACAATCTTTTCGTCTATCGTATCTTTAGCTACTAAATCAACATAAGTAACTTTGTTAACTTGTCCGATACGATGAGCGCGGTCTTCTGATTGCAAACGTTTTTCTAAATCAAAACTGTTTGAGTAATAGATTACATTCTGTGCTTCGGTAAGGGTGATACCGTAGCCTCCTGTTTGTGTATTACCTACGAAAAACCGTAACGGTGACTCAGGGTCTTGGAACTGTTTAATCGCTAACTCTCGTTCATCTGTATCAGTATCTCCAAAATAACTAGCTACTGCGTCAGCTCCAAATAACCCTTGTAACGTTTCTACAATCTCTAAAATATTTTGTCGATAGTTTGCCCAGATAATAATCTTGCCCTGCATTTCCCCTATAACTTCTATTAGCTCGTCAATCCTGTTGCTCTCTACAGGGGTCTCTGTTCCGTCATCACTTTTTACATGGCCACATACGATCTGATGCAGCCTCAACAGTTGTGTGAGTATATTCGTAACACTTATTGTTTCTTTGTTCTCAAGCTCAGTAATCGCTAATTCTTTTAGCTCAGAATACAGTTTCTTCTGTTCCGCTGTAAGAGTGACATCCCTCCGTATATACAGTTTATCCGGTAGGTCTAGGCAGTCCTTTTTTAATACCCTATAAGAGAACGTATCTAGTCTCTTAGTAAGTTCCTCTAGGTTCCTATACCCTACTACCTGTCTAACGGTACGGCCCCCAAAATAGCGATTTACGACCTCTCCGAAGTGGTTCTGAAAAGAATAAAACGACGTATACCCTAACATTGCTGGCCCTAGGACTTCTGTCTGACTGTACAAGTCAAGGGGGGATTTAGTAATCGGCGATCCTGTTAGCAATCTTTTGAACTTAGTATTCTTAGCTAGTTTGACAATAGCTTTCGTTCGTGCTGCTTTCGGGTTTTTTATCGTTGTAGATTCATCAACCGCGAGTAGTGTCTGGTGTCCTAAGATAAAATTCTCAGTAAACTTAACACCTTTCTTTGTGCTTAAAGCTTCGACGTTTATAACGAAGATCTTTAACTTATCTACATTGATATCGAACAACTTCATTAATGCAGCTTTTTCGTCTTTGCGAGGGGCAGGAGACCATACCGCTACATGACGGTCGATATACTCAGGCATATGGTCTGGTATCTCTTTAGTAGACCAGTTCTTAAATACTCCTTTCGGTGCAATAATAACAGCTGAGTCAATAGCTCCTTTACCGTACAAGATGCCGATAGTGTCTATAAGAACTTTAGACTTACCTGTTCCCATCTCCATAAAAAGCCCATAAGACTTCTTGTTCCAAGAACGGGTAAGCGCCGTTTTCTGATGCGCAAACGGTTGCGTCTTAAATTCGTACTTCAACGATGTTCCTTTCTAAGTTCTATAGAGAAGTTTAAGAATAGATATAAAGAAAAGAAATGATTTCTTTGTGTTACGAGGCCTCTTTAATAGTTCTAATAGATTCTATTGTTTTTCACTCTTACAGGATTCTCTTACGCAACAGTAACTTAGACTCTAAATTATTAGATCTATTACTCTATTAGACGATTCTGTTAAATTTTTTTAAAAATTTTTTATTTCTAAATAGACTAATACAAGTAATACGGCTTTACTTCCGAAAAGCCTAGAGGTTAAGGTAACTCTCTATAAAGGAGAAATTAGAATGACTGTTTATATCGTCCAAGAGGTCTCTGGAAGAAACCTTGTACCCGCTGCAAAATATGGCGAGTTAAAACCCTTGCTCCCAGCGAAGACTAATCTAATGCTTTCTACAGGCCCAGAAGTAGCTAGGCTTAAAAGAAAGTTAGTTGATTTCAACGACGACGATTACCTATTACTTATAGGTGACCCCGCCGCGATCGGATTATGTTGCGCTATAGCAGCATCTATCAATGGTAGATTTTCTGTCCTCAAATGGGATAGACAGGAGATGACCTATTACCCCGTATCCTTCGATATCCGAGGGAACGCAACGGACTTGGGAGAAGTCTATGTCTGAAGAAGAAAACGCTTTGTCGTTCGAAGAACTGACAGGTGCAGCCTCGCAAGAGGAATGGAACGAAACGACGCTCGACAGTGAGTATCGAAAGATAAGTTCTATAGCTCAACAGTTACAAAAACTGCAAGAGGAAGTTAAGGAAACAGAACTGTTATTACATGCACAAAAAGAAGCCTTACGCATGTACGAAGAACAAGCTCTACCCGAGGCGATGCAAGCAGCTAACCTCAGAGAGATTGTATTGACCAACGGTTCAAAAATTACCGTAAACGAATTCTATAAAGGGTATATCTCTGAAAAGAATCGCGAAGCAGCACACGCATGGCTTTTATCTAATAATCATGGCGGCATTATCAAACACGAAGTCTCTCTTAAGTTCGGTAAGGACGAAGGAGAAAAAGCGCAAGACGCCGTGCAAAGTCTTAAACAGAAAGGGTTAGACCCTGCTGTTAAAGAGAGTGTTCATCCACAAACGCTTAACGCATTCGTGAAAGAACAACTGACGAGTGGGAAAGACCTTCCTGCTGAACTATTCGGGGTTTACGTCGGATCCCGCGCCAAACTTAAGTAGAGGTACCTATGGCTGATAAGAAAGTAGCAGAAGCGACAGCTTCTGATTTAATCCCCTTCGATGACGATTTGTTATCTGCAGGGACTGGTTTAGAAGAAGCGAGTGCAGATGATTATGCGATTCCGTTTTTACGGGTGTTGCAATCAATGTCGCCACAGCTTAAGAAAAGTGATGGTAAATATATTCAAGGTGCTGAAGAAGGCAACTTGTTTAACACTGTTACCGAAACTGTTTACGATGGAACGGAAGGCGTCGTACTCATACCTTGTGCGTATAAGAAAAAGTTTATCGAATGGATTACAAGAGAAAACGGAGGAGGTTTCGTTGACGATAGCCACCCTGCTACGATTCTTAAATCATGTAAGAAAGACGATAGCGGCAGATTTATCTTAGAAAACGGTAATCAGATTTCTGAAACTGCAGAGTATTACTGTATCGTCGCGCAAGATGAGAACGCACCAGAGCAAGTTTTACTCAGTCTTACTTCCTCGCAACTAGGGTTCTCCAGACGCTGGAATACGATGCTTAATAACGCTCGCGTACAAAACGCGAAAGGAGAGACTGTTCCTGCCCCGATGTTTTCATATATGTACAACCTTACGACTATCCCTCAGTCTAACGACCAATATAGTTGGATGGGATTATCTGTAGAAAAAAGTAGACCTACACCTATGCCACTTGCGGTAGCTGCGTTGGAGTTTATGAAAGCAGCTCGTTCAGGCGATGTCGAGGTAAGACAAGAGCAAGAGGGAGTAAACGCATCAGCTGATGTGGGAGAGGAAGAAGTACCGTTTTAGTCGATCAAAGGTGAGCAATGTCGTTAGAAGAGGAGTTTGCCCACCGTTTCGCGGGGTTGAGACACGGGTATAGTGTCTTTACCCCGACGAAAGAAAAACGGGAAGATGGGAAAGCAAAAGGAAAATATGTAACCATTTCACAAACTCTCAGCCAGAAAGAACTACAAACTGTGTGGAGAGAACACTTAAGAGGAGATAAAGGATTAGGGATAGTCCCTATTGACGAAAACAATACTTGTGTTTGGGGTGCAATAGATATTGACGAATTTAGCGTAGACCTAAAAGGTCTGGCTAAAAAACTAAAACAGTTTAAATTACCACTTGTCGTTACTCGTTCTAAGAGCGGAGGAGCGCATGTGTTTTTATTCGTATTTGACCCAGTCCCAGCATCGAGTATGCAAAGGAAGCTACGTCAGATAGCAGCAGCGATTGGGTTCGGACAATCAGAGATATTTCCTAAACAGACTAAATTATTGTTAGAAAGAGGGGACAGGGGAAGTTCTCTCAATATGCCGTATTTCGGTGGCGAGGACTCCACTGGATACGGGTTTAGTGCAACAGGTAAAGTGCTCAGCCCAAAAGAGTTTATTGAGTACGTTGATGGCCTTGTGCTAACAGAAGAAGAATTAGAAAAGCTGGAGGTCACTCCAGTCTTAGAGGAGCTAGAGTGGATGGATCAAGCACCGCCGTGTCTTGAACATCTAATAGCTCAAGGGTTCCCGAAAGGAATGAGGAACTCAGGTCTGTTTAACGTTGGAGTTTTTCTTAGAAAGAAATATCCAGATGATTGGGAGCCTAGATTAGAGGACGCGAACCATAAACACTTTAACCCGCCACTAAGTGCGCAAGAAGTTTTAACCGTAACGAAACAAGTACAAAAGAAAGATTACTTTTATAAATGCAATGACCAACCAATAGCTGGGCATTGTAATAGCCCGTTATGTAGAACAAAGAAATTTGGTATCGGTGCTTCTGGGGGTACTCCTTTATTTAGTAATCTTACGAAACAAAATAGTGACCCACCAATCTGGTTCTTAGATGTTGAGGGCGGTAGGTTAGAACTTGAGACTGAAGAACTGTTAAACCAAACACGGTTCCAACGAAAGTGTATGGACAGCCTTAATATTATCCCTCCGAAAGTACGGGATAACGTATGGCGCACAATTATACAGCAGCTTCTCGATACGCTGACAATTATCGAAGTACCAAAAGATGCTTCGACAGAAGGTCACTTTAACGAACTCCTAGAGACTTTTTGTACAGAACGTCCAGCTAGGGAACGGGACGAGTTACTGTTAGGTAAACCTTGGACAGATGGCGAAAGAACTTATTTTCGTTTAGCTGATCTTATGGACTTTTTGCATCGTAAAAACTTTAGGGATTACCCGCGCAATAAACTTACGGCTAAGTTGAAAAATATGGGAGGAGACT